TTTTACCTAATTCTGTTGCGAGAAAAAATTCAAAATTTATCCAATTATCTCGCGATATTATTTTTTTGCTGTATCAAGATTTAATTTTATATCAAACATAAAAAGTTCGATTTCGTTTAAAACATTTTCTGGAAGTTCTCTTTGAAGGTTCGGCGCATCTGCGGGTGCAAATGCTTTTGATCCGTCTTCATTCTCTGCATTTTTACAAAGAAGATAAGTTGATATTGTTAAAGCATCGTCTGTCCCTGCGGCTGACTGTGCGCGGACACGATCATCCCTTGTTAAAGGTCTAAAATATAAATCAACAATTTTCTCTCCGTTTTTATTTTTAAATTCGTATTTTCTTCTGGCTGTCATCTGATCTTTATAAGATTCAGTTAACAAGTCGATAGTTCTTTTTTGCATTGGTTAATTAGTGGACTAATAAACCTAATGTATCAGATAGCGCTGGTAATGGTACCACTTGTTTGAAAACTGATATTTATTACTTGAACTTCGCCTAAATTTGCACCATATTCAGCGCCAGTAATAATTCCAGAAAAACTTATTTTCTTTGCTGAAGTATCTCTATCAGGAAATAATTCAAATAATGCGTCTGCATTATCGCCTGTGGTTAGTACATCATCAATAAATGTTGTGTAACCTGCACCTGTTTCGCCCGGAACATATAAAAGCTCTGCTGAACCTTCGCCAGAAATTAAACCGCCGATATTTGTTTTAAATGTATCGCCTTGTTTTGTTGTTTCCATCGTGTCCTTTGTTATAGACAAAGACCAGTTTCTTGTTTGTCCAACGTCAGCTTCAGTTCCGCCAGCGTTTTCAAACATAATTTTCCCAACATCGCCCTTGATAGCCATAACAAAAAAAGAATCTATTTATAAATATATTAACTCTTATCTGACTTTTTTACATCTTTTTTTAATTTTTCTTGCTTTTCCATATATCGCCTGCAACGTCCATCCCAATATGCAGGGTCACGGCGACCCTTTACAGCTTCAATTGCATCAAGCATTTTTTCTGTAATTTCCATTAAAGTTCCTCGAAAATTTCAAAGGTCATCCGCAATTGTGTTTGAAATTGACCTTCTGGATTTGGGTTATTAACGACCTCCGGCCCGATTGGGCTATCAAAGATCACACTTGAAACTGTAATTCGATTGTACAAATTCCGCAACCTTTTACCAATTGTGTAGTTGTCGCCCGAACCTATTCCCTGCGGTGTAAAGATATTAAAAACAACAATTCCATTCACGCGATTTAATCCGTCCGCATTTCCTTGCGTCAGATAATTACTTTCACCGAATGTTGTAAGGCATTGAACAAAGGTTGTTACGGCACTACTATCAAACGACATATTATGAAAAACAACAGGTATTGCGGGGCTGCTGGCAAGCTCTGTCGCGACTCTTGCTTCTATTGTTGCCCTAACTGTATTTAAATCTATTGCAGCCATTATTTTCCCCTAATTTGGTTATATAAATCTTGAATTTCGTTTGCAAGTTCTTTTGCCAACAAATCAAGATGTTTTGCTTGTAATCCTTGTTTACTTCTATAAGTACCACCCCAAGACGGCGGCAAACTTGTTCCAAACATAACAGGTTCAGCATATGGAACATTATTATGTATATGATATTTTTTCTTAAAATTTTCTTTCCCTAATTGATAATTTAAAGTTTTCGGGGGTTTAACAACAGTTCCTTTCCCAGAAGATCCATATTGACCTTCTGGGGCGGGTGCGCCGCCTTCTGCGTTTTCTCCTATCTGCCAAGAAACCGCAAGCCTTCCTGAATCAACAGGCGATCCTTCTTTGACAATACGATCTCCTGTTAAAACAGTAACCGACAATAAAGTATTGATTTGTTCTTCAGAATATTCCCCAATCTGATCAATGCGTATTCTTCTCATGTTCTTAGAAAAAGGGTGTAAGAAATATCGGTTCCGCCTGATGTTTTAGTAAGGACGCGAATAATATTATGTACAATATTTGAAATAAAAACTTTATCTTTTGTCGTAGGTTTTGCCGTAACAGCCGCAGCGGATATTGTAATTTTTTTATCTTCCGCCTGAATAAGTTCATTTACTTCACGCAAATTGACATCTTCAAAAACAGCTTTTACAACAACATCACTATTTGATTCAGAAATAACGCCTGTTGTTGTATTGTAAGAACCCGCAGTAATAGTTCTAATAGTGACGTTTGCGCCAAAACCTTCTATTGATGCAACCTTATCAATTGCCTTTTGAATAGCACTTGCGAAGTTTGGCATTAGATTTTATAAGCTATGCAAGCGCCACTTGATAAAGTGATACTTGTAAAAACCCCATAAATGGTTTGACCCGCAAGAAAAGTTTCAGAATCAATTGAATTTCCTGAATAATTATGCGTAGCGGTGTTAATCTGTGTATCTTCTTTAAAAAAAATACTTTTAAATCTGCCTGTATGCGCGGCTGTGTCTGTGATTAACTCTCCGCCAAGTGTGTAATCTGGATCTGCGTTGTACATGAATTAACTCCTTTTAATAGAAATGTTACCCGGCCCACTAATTCGCAAGCCTGTGAAATAGCGTTCAAATAATGGCGGAACGCGATCAGCGCCGACAGAACCGCTGAATACGGGTTCAACAGCGACCCCGCCAACGCCTACTCTTTTATAGTCTTCCAAGCCTGATAAGCCAAGTCCTGATTTATTATTATTTAAATAAACAGCCAATATTGCCTGCGCTTTTTTTACTTGATCTGGAATTTCTGTATCTGTAAAATAATCTGTTGTTATACGAAAAGGAAATCCGACAGCATAAGTATTCACATATGTATCTGGTTTTCTGACTCCTGTTCGCGGCCATTGTAAAGCTTGAGTATCTGTTGCCCTTGCCCCTAAAAATCTTTCGCGGTCAATTCTTATTGTCGCTGTAAAAAGTGCGCGATTTTTGGCGTCATCACTTGCAGAAGACCACGCTGTAACGTCATCATCTTCGACTAGACCTTCGATGATTGCGTTTGCATCTGTCAACGTCAGATAGCTATTTGCTGATGCGCTTCCCGCTGTTGCTGTTATGCTTATCGCCATTTTCGACCTTAGATTTTGATTTACGTTTTTTTGTTTTAGTAGGAATAGAAGCCACCGCAACGGCAGCTTCTTGTTTCCTCATTCGCTTAAAAGCAAACAATCCCATTAACTTGAAGAACCTTTCATGATTCCAAAGTTGATAACGAGTGCTTCAGATAATGAACCAGCAGATACGTTTGTAACTGTGATTTTAAATGAGCCTGCGGCAACAGCACTTACGCCTGCAACATAAGAACCAGCAGTTCCAACAGATGCAATTGCAACAAAAGGAATGTCAGCAGCAGCTACTTTATCGTTTGTAACTTCAAAAGTTGCTTCAGCGGCAGCGCCTAAAGCTGCATTATTCATAGTAATAACACCTGATTCGGAATTAAGTGTTACGCCTGTTGTTTTGTTAGTTGCTTGGGTTACAGAACCGCCGTTAGTTGGCCCTGTAAGTTTTCCAGCAGTAACCTCAAATAAAGATGGCATAATAATTTACCTCTAATCTTGGTTAGAAACATTAGTGATCCTTACAATCCCTAAGTTCTTAGTTTCGTAAACCTTCGACCAGTTGGCTACGGTTTCAAGCTGCGCTCTTGTTGGGTTTGTTGTAGTAACTGCCCACTTAGAACCGACAGGATGATATGTGTAATGCAAATCAATTGACATTGCATCTGACTTAGCAAGAATATCTCTATCTGTTTCAGTAGTGATACCAGCCTGTTCGCCCGATGCTACGGATCCGGCAGTAAACGCATATGTTGAATATTCAGTTGAAGCGCCTGACCCTGTGGTTGGAACGTCATCTGAAACAATAACTCTTAGTCCCATAAATGTAGGAACAGTTGGGCTACCGAAAGCGTTTGCTGTTGTACCTGATGTTGCAGAAGAATCAGCATCACCATTGTTGTCATAAATACGATCAATCGCATTTCTTTCAACTAGGTCGTAATACACTTTTGAGTGCATTGCTAAAGCTGTCAACTTATCGCCTTGATCGCCAAGTAATGCTCTTGCATTAGCAATATGACGAGGTGATAAAGCTGTTGGGGTGTCGCCTGATTCAGAATCAAGAGTTAAGCCAAAGAAAGCTGAGTTGCTATCGTTTGCATTGATTGAACCAAATACACCTGAAAGACAAGAAAATAAATCTTTTTGTCTTTGGTTTGCAATATAAGCACCGATCTTCTGACCGATTGCCGCCATTGGATCAGAACCAGCAGCTAAAGCAGCCAAGTCTCTTGATTCAAATGCGCGTCCTCTATGCAATACAACACCAATTTGTTTATCGGCTGTAATTTTGCCGGGTGTTAAAGATGAAGAATCGGATAAAACTTCAAAATCTCCAGAAAGGTTCGCTGAGAAGAAAGGAACATTTACAAAATCTCCTCCCTCAGTTGCATTAAGCTCCGCCATAGGCTGAACCACACCGCTTGCTAAGAAAGCATCACGTTGAGTTGTCTGTTCAATAACGTATGGCGTGAAAATTTCCGGAATTATGATATCTGAGCGTAAGACCGCCATAGATAAACTCCTAGATAATTAGTACACGGTATGGGCGCAGCCCTTGGTATTCTCAGCGCAGCTTTGAATAGTTACTTATATATTAACCCTAATTCTGTTATTTGTAATTCTTTGCGATCTCTTTTGCCTTCAACCATCCATCTTTGCCATATTTCTTAAAAATTTCATGTTCTACAGTATGTTCACCGTTCGCCAATCTTTTCATCATATCAGGGTCAAACTCGCCTGTATTCATTTGAGTTCCGCCAGTTCTTGAGATCGGTGCGCCTGTTCCCTGTGCGGGTTGATTTTTTAACAAATAAGAATGATCTTTTGATAAAGAAGTTTTTGCCCATTCTGTAACATTGTGTCGTTCATAACCATCAATAACAACAGGCTGTCCATCCTTGAGTTCTGTGCGGCCTTTTAAGAAGTTATCAAAGACAAGTTTCGGGTTATGTGTTACTTCCGCCAAGGCTTGTATGGCGGGCGAAACAAGTTCCAACTCTCTAATTCTTGACTTGAGTTCTTCGATTTCTTTATCTTTAGCGGCGCTTCTTTCTCGAAACTGTTCTTCGCTTTTTTGGATTGCTTCTTTGTAGTTTCCTTGTCTTTCAAGTTCCGCTTGCTCCGCTTTGTTTTTAAAATCAATCAAGGCTTGAACATCTGTTCCTTCTGGTAACGATTGAATCGTTTTATCGACCTTTTGATATTTTTTCTTTTCTTCAAGTATTTCTTTATTTTTTCGATCAAGCGCTTCGATTCTGTTTAGAAGTTCTTGTTCTCTTGCGTTTGTTTGTTCAGGTGCCGCAAGCTCCTGATTTTGTTCTTCTGACATAAACCCGCAGGGTTAAATTTTCCCTATCTTAGCTCACCATTTCACTTTGTCAGCCCAATAAGCCGCGCTAGTCTTACCTTTTGCAATATTTTTTGCGTGTCTAGCTTTAAAACTTTTTCTTTTTGCTTTATCTGCTTCTGATTCGCCTTTTCTCGGCGGCTTTGTTTTTGCGCCTTGCATCCCGAAACGAATTAATTTATAGCCGTCACCTTTTTTAATAACAACAGCGTGAGATTTACCGCTTGAATGGTTCGGCGTTCTAATAGGTTTATCAACGCGCTCAAACGTATGTCCGCCCCTCTTAATAGTCATTTGCCTTTTTTGCGCATTGCCATTCTGTGCGCATCTGTGAAGCTCATGCCTTCGCGCATTTTACGCTTCATAAAATCCATGTGCGCTTTTGTATGGCCGTGTGTTTCCTGATGCCTTTTTAAAGTATTTTTTTGTCTTGTTGTTAATTTCATTTTTTTCTTAATATATCAGCATCCGCTTTTCTTGCGCCGCCTTTACCTGATACAAAACTATTAACGCGACCCATTGCCCAAGCCGCCATCGGTACGTTTCGAGATCCGCCAGAAAGATATGCACCTTGCCCGCGTCTATAAACTTTCGCTAATTGACCATAAGTAAAACGCGTTCCTTCTGCCTTTTTCTTAAGGCTTTTTTTTACGCTTTCGCTTAGTGGTTTTGCTTTTGGTGCCATCTTGTTTAACCCTTGATTTTTGAACAGCTTTGATGTCGATAGTTTCGCCGCGTTTGTATGCTTCAGAAGTCCTTTTAATTTCTGCCGCTTTTGCAGCTTTATTTTTTGCCCCTGAGAGATACTTTTTCGGGACGCCTGTTTTTTTATCCTTGGCAACTTTGCGGAAGCGTCAG